AGACTCAGACACCCCGCTTCAGTGGAACTTGACGAACATCAACAGTTCATCAACGACTGAGATTGCAGAAATCACGTACAACGTATAAACCTCTATGAACTATGAAAGTTAAAATATCAAACGAGGAAATCGACATCCAGTTCAATATGGCAGTCGAAATCGCCTACGAAGAAGTCGCAGGCGAACCATTCAACATCGAGTCGTTAAGCAAGATGAAGAATACAATGGCCCTGTGCATGGCAGCTATCGTTGCAGCCAATCCTGATACCGGCATCACAATGGAGTATCTCCTGAAGAATGCCAGTGTCAAGGAAATCGGCGAACTGAAAAATGCCGTCACAGAGACCATGATGGAATGGTTGCAAATCCCGAAGGTTATTGCAGACGCGGAAGCCAAGGAAGAACAGCCTGATGTGAATGAGGAACAGCCAAAAAACTGACATCCGCCCACGAAACATATCAGCTGTTCGTGGGCGAGATAGGTTACAATAGGCATGAGTTCCTGTACGACCTGCGGCTGTGGGAAATCCGATCCATCATCAAGGGCTATCGCCTGCGTGCCAGAACGGCATGGGAAAGTGCACGACTGAATGCTTTCTTCATCATGTCATCAATGGCCGACCTACGCAAGGCAGGCATCTATCGTGATACCGACTTAATCAAATTCCCCTGGGAAAAGATGATCGTTGACCGTGACGACCAGCCAACCAGCGAAGAAGTGGAGCGACTACGCGAAATGATGCGGCAGGAAAATGCAAAACTGAATCAAGACGCCGAGACGGAATAGCCTCGGTGTCTTTTTTTTATTTCTTCTTATTAAATTTCTTTGCCACTTTATCAAATTCGTCGTGCACGTCCTGAGCCAGCACCTTCGCATACCGTTGGGTGGTCCTGACATTCTTTTGCCCCAACATCTTCCCGACACGTTCGATGGGAACTTCGTTGCTCAGCATGTAGGTAGCAAACGTGTGTCGAGCCAAATGTGAGTGCAGGCGCGTCTTTATCTGAGCCATTTCTCCAATAGCTTTCAGCATACGGTTATATACCATGTTATTGATTTGCGGAGTCTTCCAGTCGTATTTCTTTAGCACATCGACCACTGGAGGCAATAACTGGCTGATATAAGGCACGCCCGTCTTGATACGTTCGCCGGTGTTGATCCATTTGCCTTTGACCTTCTTATATTCCGTAATGTCGAATGCTTCAGCGTCAGAGTATGAGAGACCCGTCCACATCTGGAAAACAAATAAGTCGCGACACATGTCAAGCATTGAGCCTTCTGATATTGTCAGCCCCATGATGGTTTTCATTTCGTCTTCCGTCAGATACTCCACATTCTCTTTAACACCGCGATTAAACTGACCTTGCAGCTTCTCATATGGGTTGCGGTCAATACGGCCAAACTTGTACGCACGTGTCAGCACCGACTTTAGGTTTTTATGATAATCCCATATTGTCCCATCACTCAGACCATTCGCAAGCCTACCATGAGCTTTTGCACCTTCATCGTTAGCCTTTGTCTTCAACTGATGCAGCCAATAGTCAAAATTGACAATATTTTCCACCGTCACATCTTGCCAGCGTCGTATCTTGTTGTATTCAGTCAGACGCAACAGCAGCGTGTCGTAGTGCTTGCGAGTACCTTCCTTCACGTCCAGCTTCGGTATTTGGCTTTCAATCCAATTCAGGAACGTCGGCTCATCGCTATGCACTTCAATCTGTTTCCACACCTGCTGACGAATAGCCTCAGTATCAATCACACCGTCTTTTTCAATCGCCTCATTCACGCACGCGAGTACCTTGCTGTATATTATAGACACCCGCTTGTTCAACTCATCAGCACCAGGACAGTTGATAATCTGCCCCGCCACCAGCTCCGACTTGTGGCACTTAACTCCAGTACCGAAGTGGTAATGCTTTCTGTTAATTGTGATGCGCACCTCTACCTGACCCATACCGCCAGGCTTCACGCGCCCGCGATGATCCCATACTATTGCATTTGTATATTTCATAATTAAAACTTGTTAGGGTTAAAACTTATGACCATGTGGGGTCATATATTTATTTTGTTTCCCCACAATTTTCGGGGTGGGGTAACAGTTGGGGAAACATTTCCCATTTTAATGTCTTTTGATGTCCTTTATTGTATTTTATCGTGACTCTCTATTTATAGCGGTTTCCCTTGTATTTACGGTGGATGCGTCAATTTAAAGCAACATCCACCGTTTTCCATTTGTGACCCCGTTGGGGTTACATGGAAAAATGTATAGTTGTCTATGTTTATAAAGGTTTGCTGATGTTTCATGTTTTGACGTGGGGAAACATTGGTTAATTTTTGAGCGGAATATAACAGTCGGAGAAGTAGATACCATTTCTCTTTCCGATGTAGAAGAAACAAGGGCATGGAAGATTGGTGACTTTGCGCACTTCGGCTGTCATGTCTTTTGGGGCGTAGCCGACGTGATGTCCGTCGGGAGCGAGTATCTTGATGGCGTTTGGGTCATACTCATTGGTAGGTTCTGCCTCCAGAGTGCCTTTGAACTCGCCAAGATAGTCGTCAATATTCTCACGATAGGACATGCCCGCGATATTGAACTCTACTATATCAAATTGGTCATAGTCTTTTGGCCAGACAGTGACGTGATAACCTTTGTCTTTTATGCAAAAGTATCGGAGTTTTTCTACTTTTGCATCATCGTCACCGCCACCTATGACAATTTTGGGAGATGATGCCCGTGCGTCACCTTTAATATCTGGAAGCGGTCCATCATAGGTACCAAGACGAATAGCTTCGAGTGTTTCCGTATCGCCAGATTCCTCTGCGTGTCGCTGGAGTTCATCGAACTGTAATTGCTTTCTGAATCCTCGCTTATATACATGTTGACGATCAGCCACAGTGGTAGTGTTCAAGTCCATGAGTTTTTCAGGAGGGAATGTTGGCTCCGTCTGGGCTTGCTCGTGGTTGCCGTGTGACAGATAATAGATGTAATACGCTACGGCGGCAATGATGGCGACGATAAGGATTGTTGTCATAGGATGTGTATTTATAGGTTAAATATTGCTACGTGGACGGTCGCCCTCATCAGCAACCCCGACAGTAAATGGCCATTTTTCAGGATTAGATATAGAAATGGCATTCAACTGACGCTCCAAGGCTACGATGCGGGCCTCGCGGTCTTTGATGATGATGTCCTTGTCAGTTATTGAAAGTTCAAGGCGAGCGATTTGAGCTTTCTGACTTTCGATGGTGGCATTTTTTTCAGCCAGGCGTTCTTGCATTTCGATTTCCTTTTTCTTCAGGTCTTCGTCGAGACGGTTGGCGAGCTGAACATAAGCTACTATTGATGCATTCTGCTGACTGGATGGGTCAATGGTTGGGATAGGCTCAGATTTAGTGTAAACTTGTGGCTTGTTCTCTTTTTCTTTTGCACGTTTTATCACTTCGTAGTCTGGATTTCCTTTACGCAACTGCATCTCTACCATTTCATCATCAGGGACGTTGCGCAAGAGCATGTAATCGCTATTGCCGAGAAGATATTCCATGTTTAATTCACCTTCCGACTGGAGTACCAGATTCTCCATGATTTCCATTGGTACAGGTTTGGTACCAGCGCGATACATTGATATGTATGGGCCTTTGCTACCGATTAGTTCAGCCAACACTTTGTCGCTGACCTCCTTCAATTCGGCAATATAATCGAAAGCCTTGCAGAAGGGTGCATTTTTCTGCTTTCTTAGTTCGATATTGTCAAGTTTACCCATTTTATACCGTTATTTTGTTAAGTTATATTAAATTATACCGAAATTATATCGGTGTTACAAAAAAGTTTTTTATCTTTGCACCCGAAAGTAAGTAAGTAGTCTTACAACGAGGCAAGAAAATAGCCGTCAGACGGGAGGCCGTCTTTTCATAAGCGGATAACCGCCAATTTGCGAACACTTTGCGAGGGTGTCGGATTGCAAATATACGGCTTTTTCTGCCAAGTTGTACAAAAGTAAGTAAAGTATTAAGTAAAATTAAGAAACTATGGTAAAGGAAAAAGTTGGCAGAAACGACTGGAAAAGCCTGAAGGTTGGCGAGACTGGCGTGTTCACATTGCCCGATGAGCGAGCAGTGGAGAGTGCGAGAGTCGCAGCCCAGGACGTAAAGAAGTTCGACCATTATGAGTTTGAGCGTATCAAGGTGGCTGAGCCGCTAACGATTGCATTCAGGAGGGTGAAGTGACCCGACGCTGACGCGACGTGGTTAATGAAAAATCGAACTAAAAATAACTATGACACAATCACAACTGGAGGCAAAGATATTGGCGACGGTATGGAAGGCCATGACAACTATCAACGAGAGATGGGTGACGGCTGATGTATTGTGCCAGCATGTCGGAACGTTGACGCCACGATTCTTGAAGGATCATGGCCAGATGTTTAACCGCACCCGTGTGGAGTGGAACGAGAACGGTCGGCATGTTGCGTCCAGGGAATGGTTGTACCCGCTGAATGAGATTAAGCAGTGGATAGCGGACGGGAGAATCAAGGAGCTGAGGATGAAGAGGTGATTGTTGCTATGCCATAGCAACATACAAAACAGGAAGGTTGGCTGAGTGGTCGAAGGCAAAAATAAAAGATTCTGTTCCCATCGCAGGTTCGAATCCTGCACCTTCCACAAACGCAGAGGGACGTGCAGCGAGCAATCCCGGCAAGTAGGCTGAATATACTGAAACACAATGGCAAGATGGGTGGCGAGTAATCCCGCAAGGGGTCGTGCAAAACCATGAGCTGAAACGGCATCGAAAGAGACCTCAAAGCCGATGGAGTGGAAAGAGACGGTAATCAACCCGTAAGTACAACCGGAAGAAACGAGGTAAGTTCCGAATCTGCAAGCATCACGAGTTGGTGCGTGACGGTTGCTGTGACACAGCAACATACTGAACAGATAGGTAGTAGTGTAAGTCCGAGGGAAGTTGTGAGAATTGAAGGCCGAATGGTTGCGACACAGTCGCAACATACAGAACGAATTGAAATACGGAATCCTGATTGCAAGTCCAATAGTGCGGATGGGCTCTGCGTCGTATGGCGTAGGCTGGTGTGGCTGCCAGCTGCTTGTATGAGGGATAAATATATATGGTGTGTCGTGTAGCTCAGTTGGTAGAGCGCACTTGGAGGTGGAGCTGAAACCACATAAAATATTAGCTTTAATCCATTCAAAAGTGAGGTCGGTGGTTCGAGTCCATCTACGACAACTTTCACTTGCGAGACTTCCTTTGTGAGGTTTCAAAAACCTGTTGGTATGGGAATATAGACAGGTTTTCTTTTGAATTTTCGTCTCGTGGCAAAAACTACGAGACACAATATAAACTAAAACAACAAGCATTATGAAGCAGAGATTTTTGAATTGGTGGCGGAAGAACAATATGACATTCTCTGCCATCGCAGGTGAAACTTTTACCAATGCTGAGGTGGTATATGCACATGTTGGCATGGTAGTGTTTTTGGCCGTTGTCGGACTGATTGGCGGCTGTTAATAGGCCAGACGCTGACGCGACGGGAGTAGTGGTGGTCGTCGCTGTGACACAGCGACATACTGAACAAGAATGACAGAACATACTGAACGAAACGAAAAAGGAACGGATATGGGAAGACAAAGAAGTGAGAATCCGGGGCTGGGACTGACGGGCGTGGTGAATGCTGAGAAGTGGCAGGCGATGGACGAGAAGAAAAGGCGCGGATGGGTGGTAAGACATGCGAACCAAGTGCTGCCGAGGTTAGTGCACATGGATTTAAGGAAAGACCCAAATGCGGAGCTGACGAAGGTGTACGACGTGACAGCTCGTTATACGCTGATGGATTGCCACTATAACCAACGTGGCGAGGTGTTGTATATGCTGGAATGGTCAAGGGCTGCAAAGGCAAAAATCGTGAACCATGAGCAAGAAGTTTGATGAGGTTCGTGTCTATACGACGGACTCAGTGATGTACCCAGCCAAAAATAAGCAGGCTATCATTGACGAGTGGACTGACGCGCTGGCGAAGAAGATGGCCAGCGAGACGACGTACAATGCTCTGGAGGATGAATTTGGCATCAAGATAGAGCACAAAGAGCGTCGTGGCGGTCATAACCGAAAGACGGTGGAGGTGCTGAATACTGAAGGCTACCTGACGGCGGTATATTACTCGGTTAAGGAGGCATCACAGTGCTTGCACATCAATAGCACGACGTTGCTCTATCACATAGACGGTAGGACTCGCGGCCTGGTTCACGGCCAGGCTGTGAGATTTAGAAATAACAAGTAAACAAAAAAAATGAACTATGGCAAAGAAGAATTTACCAAAGATTAAGGTCAGCACGCTTCCGAATGGTTATGCGCTGACTATGGAGGACCAAGAGTACATGTATTTCAATGAAATTGACCTATTGGCCGGTTTCATGGGGCATGTGGGTATGCGTGAAGTGGACTATGCTGATCGTGGCACTATATTGAGTTCACTGATGAGTGTGATGTTGGGTGAGACATTCACGAATGCTGTTGCAACGCTGAAGCAGCGCGTGTCACTACTGAGTGGAAAATACGAGACGACGATGGAAAAGATGGACGATGCCATTGCATACGTCAACAATGCCCAGAATCAGATTGAAAGACTGGAGAAAGACATCAAGAACTTGCAAGACGGTTTCAAGGCAGCTTTGAATGACAACAACAAACTAAAGTCTGAAACATCGAGCGCATTCACGATGATTAATGAGATTCAGAAGAAGTGCGACAAGGCTCAGAACGAGTTGTCCAATATCGCGACTTTTATAAAGTCTAAAGGCGAGGCGGACGAGGGCCAAGATGTGCCTGGCAAAAGTGGCGACGCTGATGGGCAAACTGCTGAGTCTGCTGATGATGGTAAATCGAAAGGCAAAAAAGTTAGTCGAAAAGATAAGAATGCTAAAATCATAGAAGCTATTGAGAAGAAGGCGAATAAAAACAAAAATATTAAATAAGGTATGGAAGCAACAGGTAAGATTATTGCGGTGATGCCCGCACAGAGCGGTGTATCACAGCGCACGGGACAAACATGGATGACACAGCAGTACGTGCTGGAGGTTCCTGGTATGTACCCCAAGAAAATGGTGTTTGAGGTGTTCGGTGAGGACAAAATCAAGAAGTTCAATGTCCAGCAGGGCATGGAGGCGACAGTCAGCTTCGAGATTGATGCTCACGAATACAACGGGCGTTGGTTCAACGAGGTTCGTGCATGGGACGTAAGACCAGCCGGACAGCAGCAACCGACGGCGCAGAGCGTGGCATCAACGCTGTAGCCTATGGACGTTGACCCCATTTGGCAACCTGGCAGCGTGTGGCCCGACAAGGTTGACGACGGCTACGACCAGCAGGCGGTGGTACAGATATACTCGCGACAACTTGGACGCGGGTATATCACCACCGTGCCGACACATGGCAAGACCGACCCGTTTATCGACTGCTACGATGACGAAATCATGTGGGCCTATATGCGAGACATCGAAGCGCGGCTGACGGAAGAATGTCACTACTGGCAGCGATGGGCTCAAGAACACAAACCAATAGCCGAGGTGCCACACGAGCGTGAAGCGGTTGCAGAGCCGACTGAGGCAAAACAACTTAGCTTCGACTTCGGCTAAATTATAAGGGACTATGAACGAAGAGAGTAACAATTTACAACCACAAGACGCGACGACGCTACCCAATGCCCCAGACCTATTGAGGCAGGATGGATGGTTCGGCACCGACCTGAGCGGCTACTGGTTGCAAGACGACGACAAGTACGAGCAGCCCGTGTGGACGCTCAGCTGGTGCGGCATCCCGTTCGCACCACTTGGTAACATCCACGCGCTGACAGGTCAGAGCGGTCACGGTAAGACAATGACCTTCTCGCAGATCATTGCGGCGATACTTGGCGGTCAGTTCGGAAACCTCCGCTGCATCCTGCCGGAAGACGTGAAGCGCACTGTGCTCTACATCGACACCGAGATGTCGAAGAACGACACCCTGCGAGTCCGTGAGCGTATCTTCAGACTGTTGGGCTGGCGGTGGGGAGACCATCACCCAGAACTGCGAATTCTGCGCCTACGAGACGTTCAACCGCCGGAGGTGGCACAACAGCCCACACCGAACGGACAAACGCCACAGCGGGCGGAAAAAGCGGCAAAAACGGGGCTTCCGTTGCAAGAGGCAAAAATCGCTGTGCTACGTTGGAAGATGGTGTTGCAAGCCATTTGGGAGATTCGACCGACGGTGGCCGTCATAGACGGTATGCTGGACGTGATTCGTGACTACAACGACATCGAGGAATGTCAGGAAACCATCACCAAGTGCATGCAAGTGAGCAGCTTCTACAACTGTTCGGTGTGGTGCCTGGTACATCAGAACCCAGGGCGCAACGACAAGATGGCCGGTTCGCTCGGTTCTATCTTAGAGCGCAAGGTGACGGACATCCTCGCTACGGTCAAGACAAAGGACGAGAAGACCAACGCGGTGACGTTCAAGGTGACGCAGTTGAAGGCTCGCGGTGCTGACGTTCCCGACTGGCAATACTACGTCGAGGATGACCGAGACCACATCGGTATGCCGAAGATGTTTGCCAATGACACCGAGGCGATGCCAGACGACAAGCGTGATGCCTACCGCAAGGAACTGGATGAGATATTCAAGCAGTGCAAGATACCAGCCAATGGCAAGCGGTACACCGAACTGAAGAACGACCTGAAGGACCTCGGATATACCAGCAGTCGAAAGATTGAGAAGATTATCGGCGACGGACTGACAGAGAAACTTATCAAGCATGAGTCCAATAACCGCTATTATTACATCGGAATCAAGACAACCGACAACGATATGCCATTTGCGCCAACTGAAGAAAAAGTACCATTCTGATGCTGAATCCTGTTGCAAGCCCACCGTACCCAATCCCAACCCCCACCCCCTATATATATAGGGGGATGGGGTTGGAGGTACCGGGACATGCAAGCGCGCGCGTAACGCGCAAAAATAAAATAGCAGACCCTATGGCATTAACCGCAGTGTGATTAACATTGAACTCAAAAGCCGTCCATTCTGACTATCACGACGGGCGGCGGCGCGTGACCAACGAAACCAAACGACTATGGATAAGATAACAGAACAGAAAATCAAGGACGCTGCCAGCGTGGTGGATGTCATCGGTGACTTCTACGACCTAAAGAAGAAGGGCGTGAATTATCAGTGCCTCTGCCCGTTCCACGATGACCGGCACATGGGCAGCTTTGTGGTGAGTCCGCGAAAGAACACATACAGCTGCTATTCGTGTGGTGCTCATGGTGACGCCATCGAGTTCCTTATGTCAAAGCAGGGGCTCACCTATCCCGACGCGCTGCGGTGGCTGGCTAAAAAGTACAGCATCGTGATACCAGACGACGCTCACGACGAATGGAGCGACCGCCTGAACAACATCATCGAGAAGGCCAAGCAAGCCGAGGCAAGGCGACTGGAGCAGATGCAACAGGTCAAGACGTTGTACCTACCCGTTGAAACCCCTGCCGCCATGATGAAGCAAGCCGTCAATTCCACGTTCGTCATCTGGCTCTACTCACTACCCTGGAACGATGAACAGCGGGCGCGACTGCCGAAGATGCTTAACAACTACGCCATCGGTGTCAGTCGAGACGGGCTGACGGTGTTCTGGCAGATTGACGAGCAAGCACGGGTCCACACTGGCAAGATGATGCGCTACAAGCCGGACGGACACCGTGACAAGGACTCCGATTACAACTTCGACTGGGTACACAGTAAGCTATTCCGGCAGCGCGTCTATAACGAGGAGGAATACGACTACGAGACGTGCCTGTTCGGACAACACCTTCTGCCGTTCTGTCCCAACGCACAGATACACCTCGTCGAGAGCGAGAAGACGGCACTCATCATGGCCACATATTACGGCAATATGAGTCGCAATCTATGGCTGGCAACAGGAGGCCTTCAGTTCTTTGACCGCAAGCATATCCAGGTACTCATCGACCAAGGCCGCGACATTGTGGTCTATCCCGACAAGGACGGCTCGCGGGTATGGTCTGAGCGCACCTACCAGCTGTGCAAGGAAACCGGCTACGACAAGCTGAAGGTCAACCCGACCATCGTCAGCAACGAGTGGCGCGAAGAAGATGGCAAAAAGGCCGACATTGCCGACATTACCATCCGCAAGATGACCAACGACCGCCGCACCAAGGGCAAGGCCGTGCTGACCGACATGATCAGCGAGAACCCATTGGTCGGACAACTGGTCGAGAAGTTGAACCTCGAAATCGTGGACGCATGAGCAGCATCAGGACAGACTATTATTATATGAACGCGGACGAGCGACGGGCGTATCATAGGAAGAAGAATCACGAATATGATGAGCGAAAAGCCATACTTCGCGGGCGACCTATCAGACACCATGACCCCGAATCGCATCCATCACTGATGACGCATGAAGAGCGGCTGGCTTACAACCGCGAGTGTTTACGAAGACACATCGAAAGACGAAATAACAAAACAACAATATGAACGAAGACAAGTATAAAAACGTATCATCGAAGCTGTCGAAGTATTCCATCGAGCGGCTGACGAGGATTGCCCAGAAGAAGCACATGAGCATCTACACGCTCATCCAGATGGTGTGCGACACCATCATTCGATACATGGATGACCGCCACAACCTCAGCGAAGAGATAGAGCGGGCCATGAGCATCTTCGAGCACATGACAGGATGGGCTGACGCCTTGAATCTGGCAGACCCGACGGTCAACAAAGAGGTGGCGCAAGCGGTGTATATCTTCCAAGATGCGGACGGAGAGAAGAAAGGATTCAGGGCTACGATGGTTAACAAACCATTCTTCGACAAGTGGACGCAGACGGAGAACGTGATGGACATCTTCGAGCGCATCTTCAACATCTGTATGCCGGAGTTGTATATGAAGCTGTTCCGTGCTCGTGTCATTCTTGGTTGTGGGCGTGTCAGCGAGGTCATCAACATGCTGGCTGATGCCGAGGTTATCATGCACTTGAATGGCGAACTGCGACAAGAGTTCGAGGATGCCGGGCGTGCTGACAATGGTAAGGAGTACGGATATGGCAAAAAGACAAAGGGATTGCAACACCGTACACCTGACAGCCTTGCTCAAGACCAGCGATTCAACTTCGACGACTGGGAGGGTGAGTACCGGCAGACAGACTTCCAACCACCAACGGAAAGTGAGGTGCAAGATGATTGACGAAGATCACTACGTGTTTCCACATGAGGAACCGAAACATGAACGTACCGAAGAGGAGATAGAAGCCAGTCGCAAGTTGGAGGATGAACTCTATGCACTTGGATTCCGTCCGATAGGCGTAGAATGGTAGCGAGTATGAGCAGAGACCCAAGGTATCAGAAGCTGTTGAACAGCAAGCGATGGAAGGAACTCAGGGCGTGGAAGCTCCGACAGACGGATGGCTACTGCGAAATCTGCTACCGCGAGGGGTGGCGAGGCATCGATGCGCTGGCGGTGGACATCCACCACATCGTGCCCGTCGAGTCGGTGATTGACCAGGGTGACGCGGCTATGGCCCGCGTGTGCTTCGATCCAAACAATATCATGGCGGTATGTGTCAGACATCATACCGAAATCCATACCAACGCCGGCAGTCATACAAAGGAGGCTGTCGAAGAGCGCAAGCAAAAGAAGCGCATCGGATTCTTGCAACGCAACGACCCCAACTGGAAGCCATCTGATGACGACCCGAACAAAACCCCCATATAGGGGTCATTTAGTTTTAACCCCTCTCGATTCCGAAATCCACTTGCCTAACCTTCCGTTGACACGGTAAATTTTGA